CCTTGGATATTAGAATAGAAGAACTCTTGGCCTTCTAACTTATCCGCAGCTATTGCATTTTGAACACGATCTTGCTGACCTTGATAACCGTTAAGCATAGACATCATGTCTTTAAACGTAGCATTCTTGTCTTCATCACTCATAGAGATCTTAACCTCTGGGAATAATGCTTGTAATTGTGGTCTAGAGCTAAAGAATTTGCTCGGATCAGCGTTAAAGTCCTGAATGGTTTGCCATCCTTTGCCTTCTTCCATATTAGCCGTTAATTCGGCCATTGCTGCCTTCTTATAGAATCGACCTAATAGTGCTTGCTCTTGCTTAAATGCAGCATCACCTGTCTTACCAAGTTCTAATAGACCATCGATCTTATTAGCAAACATGTCTCTCTGTGTTTGGAAGATAGGAGACACACTATCAATGTAGCCATCTCTGAACTCTGGTTGTTGATGCCAAGTGTTAATAGTTGAATCAATCAAATGTTCTGTATCTACAGCATGAATCTCTAAAGAATCCTCTGCTGATTGAAGCTGTCTAGCACTTCTAAGATTAATGTGGTTTTGGAATACCTTCTGGCCATACTGAACAGCCTTATCATCAATCATCTTGCCTGCAGCATCCTTGATATTAGGATCTTCAATGCCAGCTAATGTGCCTTTCTTATATGCAGTAACAAAACGCTCGTAATGCTCGTAGTCATTCTCACGATCAATAGCAACCTTACCTAGGTTAGTAATGATGTCTGACTCCATGCCTTCTACATACTCTTTTACTTCTGCGTTGTATGCCTTCTTCTGTGCCTTATCAACTTGTAATAAAGTCTGAGAGAAATTAGTCATTGTATTAGATAGAGATTCCCAGGCATTAGCCTCACTCATATCTACTTGTCCAACTCTTCTACCTTGTTGGAATGTGTACTGTTGGAAATCAGCCATTATAAACCTGCCTTATAACTAGCCAAACCACCACCAGCTTTAATCCATCCAGCTGTTTGAGCTGCACTACCTGCTGACTGTAATTTCTGTATCTCACGACCAGTAGACGATATATCTGCACCACGCTCTAATTCATAACCCAGTCTAGATTGTTGTGCAATAGTTGCAGCTGATCCTGAAGTAGCTGAAACACCTCTACCTGCCCAGTAAGATCTTTGGCTTGCCTGCGCTCTTCTTAAATTCTGTAATCTTGTTAGCTCTCTATCCTTTGCTGCTTGCTCAGTAGCTCTAGCTTGTTGTTCAAAAGCTGACTTCTGTGCTTGTCCTGATTGAATAGCGCCTAGTGCGCCCACACCTGCTGAGATGCCACCCCATGTTGCTGCTGTCATTCCTAAGAATGTTGGTGCTGCTACTGTCGATACCGCTGCTGCTGTTCCTGCTGCTGTTCCTGCTGCTGCTAATGGTGCTAAAAATGCCATAATTATCCGCCTTGTGCCTGTATTTCTAATGTGAGTCCTAACAACGTCATAGGTGCAGGATCTGATTGTGTTACTGTTACTTGTGATGTCTTTGAATATCCCAACATAGGTACTGTCTTCATACCTGTAAACCCTGTTGGTGCAACGCCTAAAACGCCTACTCCAAAACCTTTGTCTGTAACTGCTTTACCATTTATCTTAATACCGTTTGCTTGGTATAGTTGAGCAGATACTCGTAAAATTCTACGCTTAGTAGCATTAATAGGGCCTGATCCGAACGTAACATTAACTGGCATAGTCTTAACTTCTATATCGTAGTTCATGCCTACCTCTACATTAGTAGCTGTACGTGCCAAAGTAATAGATCCTGATGCTGGTGTAGCATTGTCCATCACTGAACTATCTGCTCTCACTCTACACTCTTGACCGTTCAAATGATCTAAGCCTGTAACTGTTGCTGATGCTGGACTATTAACCACATGCACTGCTGAATCTGTATAGGTATTGTTATCTAATGCTTCAATTGTATATACAGTAGAGCCGTTCATAGTTCGCTTCACATGGAAGTAAACCACGTCTTCAACCACTGCAACATCTTTAACATCGCCATCTGTAGTAAACCTGGTCCAAGCTGTTACTGATTCTGCTCTATTAGTAATAAAGACTGCCACTGTGCCATCTGCATTAACAATATATAAGTAGTTTCCTTCGTTATCAATATCACCAGTCTGTGCTGCCATAGATACAGGTGAATTAATAAGATGAGGGGCAAGCAAATTCACCTCTGTGGAGACATACGAGTTTTCGGTATAAGTAAATAAATACTCACGAACCTGCTTGCCGTTCCTTTGAATAAACATTGTAGCGCCATCTACGTTAATAGGTGGTACAGCCTTGAGAACTCCGAATCTTGTCTGACGTAACACGCCCACTGATGCAGGCTTGATAGGACGATCTGGAATAAAGAACTCACCACCAGACGTAAAGATCTGTAAATGTCTTCCCGATACTAGATGGTAGATCGCATTAACCTGGTCTGTGTCCATCGTAATGTCAATTGAATCTGTTGCATCACCAAAGCCACGATCAAAGTTAAAGAAGTCACCTGTCACTGATCCCCATAATGTCTGAGGGCGTGCAGTTGAATTAGATAACCATAGTCTTGATTCATGGAATGTTACTGAACCAGGGTAGCCATGTGTTGCTGTCCATACTGGCTCTTCTAATGAAGCATCAACACCACTAATGGTATTCGTGTTTGTAAATTCTTGTAATACTGTGCCTGTGAGTGTTTGTGCGCCTGATGTAGTGTCAACTGATGTAATTCTAACAACACCTGCGTTACCTTCAAACATACCGCCCACATGCTCAGTCGTTACTGGGTTATGTCCAGCATCTAACGTAATAGTAATACTATCGCCCACAACCTTAGCTGATGCAGGTGTAGTAAATGTAGCACCATCATAATCCCTATTAAAGTCATGGGTTGGATAGTAAGTAAACGTCATTGAACTAATAGTCCAGTCTGTATCTGTAGCACCACGCACAATCTTTCTAGGTACATAGTCGTTATGACAGATAATCAAAGTGTCAGCACTCTGAGTCCAGTTGATCTCTTTAATCTCAGATATGCTATATGGAACTACTAGGTAATCATTACCAGAGGCATTGATATTAGTCTGTAATACGCCATCTTTATAGACGTACATCTTAGAATCAACGAACACCAAAAGATATGTCTGCGTAACATTGAACTCAAACCTAACTAGACGTACTGATGACTCTGTAACTGTATCAATATACTTCATACCAGGTCTGCGCTTAACGCCACCTTGGCCTAGGCAAATAACATTAGTTAATGTTTCAGCACCTTTAGTATAACTCTCAGTATCAATCCTTGCTGCTAGTCTTGGATCAAGCTCTCCAGCAATGAATGATGCTTGAGATGCAATTGCTTTAGCCATTAGTACCTCGAATTAATTAATCTAGATCCCTCTAAGGCTGGTGGGCCAATTGATGGTGTAGATTGTGAATCAATAGTCTTAGATCGTTGTAATTGTTTTTCTGCCAGTCCTGCGTAGTATTCACCACGAGTAGCAGACTCAGTAATAGGAATAGCAAATACTGATGCTAGTCTTAATTCTAATAGCTGTGTGAAGTAAGCAGGAAGGAATGACTCATCAGGTTTGTATGTGTAGTCAAGAACCATCGTTGTATTATCTGAATATAGCTTATCAGCATAGATCTGGTAATTATCGTTACCTTCGTCTATGTGTTGAGCTACTAAGAAGTCAGCAGGTAATTGATATGCGTACTTCCACTGATTAACTGGTGCTGCTGTTAGTCTTGATAATGTAGCTTTAGTAGAAGCAAAGCGCCAAGGATGAAGTGTTAATAGACTCTCAAATGTTGAAGAGTATAGGTTGGCTGCAATAAGCGCTGCTACTGTGTCTTCGGTAAATGAAGCAATTGGGCTTTCACCGATTAACAATAAAGCATTTGATGCAATGTCAATATCTGTATAGTTTTTAACTGCTGACATGTTCTCTTCCTAAATTATTTTAAGAAAAGCCCCTCGTGAAAAGGGCCAGTCTTAACGCAACTTACGCAGTTTCGTCAATATCAACTTGTACTGTACCTGTCTTATCAACAACTACCGCACCAGCTTTAACTTTACCTAGTGATAACCAAGAAACCTTCTCAGGTACATAGTTAACTTCAGTAGAAACATCAATACCTACAGCTAAACCAACAGCTGATTTATGGTATGCCCAACAAGAGCGGATGTTAGTAGCAACAACTAAACCACCTTCAGAACGAGTTTCGATCATCTTCCACTCGAAGCCCATGAATGTGTTCATCTCACCTGACATCAATACACGTAGTGCGTTGTAATCAGCTGAAGTGATAGTTGTGTTGTTCATCATTGACTCAATTGCAGCAGCAGAACAAACCATAACACGGCCTTCCATCGGAACACCAGCATCATTTAGTTTAGAAGCAGCTTCTGTAATCTTAGCCAAAGTCATGTTAGTACCACCGTTTGCAATAGCAGGCGGTGAAGTAACAGCTTCAAGAGCATCTAATACTAACTGATCAACTCTACGACCTAAAGCACCAGCAATAGTAGTTGCTAGTTCAGTGCGTTCGTCAAAGTTTACTTCAGCAGCATCAAAGATGTCTGTGTACTCTGGAGCAACATAGTTGCTTAAAGTACATGCAACTTTAGCATGTGAAACGTCCATTGCTGTAACGTCTGCTTGAGTAGTACCACGAGCAGCGGCTGTGCCTTTACCCATTGTACGGAAGTTGTGTGTATCGCCTACTACGCCTGTACGAACTCGTACTGTATCACGTAATTTACCTGCGCCTGCAAAGGCATGTTTTACTTCTGCGTCAAACTGTGCTGATGCCGAAGAACTTAAATTAACTGACATGTTAATCTCCTATGAATTAAAAAATTATCTTACTTTCTCGATTCAAAGTGGCCATGTATGGGTTCGAATCTAGCGCTTTCGAGGCGCTTAAACTACTCATACAGGCCGATTAACGGGTATCTGTGGCTTGATTATAGCAAAAAACTACACCAAGTGTTAATTATTTATTGTCTAATTGTTTTTGCAGGTCCAGTTCCAAAGAAATTATCAAACTTTTGTTTGACTTCTTCTCTATATGAAGACGATGTTTGGTACTTCTCATCATTCATTAACTCATATAAAGCTTCTTTAGTAACTGTGTTCACTGGTTGAGCTGTATCAGGTGCTGAAACTTGTGTCTCTCTAGATAATGATCTCATTCTTTCTAGTAACTGAAAGCCTTCTGCTGTAGTTGCCATAGTCTGTAACGTAGCAAACTCACCTTCATCTAAAGTACCCTTCGCCCATTGCACCATGTCTGTAACTCTTTGACCAGCATCTGGACCGATCTTCTTCATCTCATCTTCCATGTTAGGTTGTGAGCCTACAATGTTATTGATGTACACGCCAAGCAACTCACTATGAGCATCTTGTGATAGTCCTGCTGCCTGCGCCCACTCATTGAAGTTTTCCATTAGTGGATCGCCTTCAGGGATCTCTACATTCAAACCTTCAGGAATGACAGTTTCATATCCATCTTTAGGTGCGCCAGTAAATGAGCCTAGCTTAGACTCCAGACCGTTATAAGCTTGCGCTTGGTCTGCTATAGTAGCGTACTTGCTAGACTTAAACCACTCTGGTGTTTCTCCCTCACCTGCTACACCCTCTGATAAGTACCATGCGTTCTCGTCTGTTGTTGTATCTGCTACGCCCGTATCCGTAACTTCTGGGGCTGATGCCTCAGATAATAATGTTTCATCTTCCATAATAACTAGTCTCCACGATTGTTATATTTACCACTCTCTTGTCTCATAATGCAGGACTTAAACATACGTACCACACTATTCTGTCCTTCACGATAATATCCCTGACCTTCTACCTGACCAGGAACACATACCGCTGTCTTGATGTATCTCTCATCTAGCCACTCAAGAACCTTCTTACCGTCTTTGCTCTTGAATACCTTTGCGATTAACGCATCAAAATCTTTTTGATTATCTATCATTCACCCTCTGCAAGTTGCTGTGCCATCTCTGGGTTCTTCATTGCAGCTTCTGCCACCTGTTGTTGCTGTGCTGCTTGTTGCATTTGAGCTTTAATCTCTACTCTAGCTTCAGCATCTCTAATCAATGACTTATCAACTCCTAGTAATTTAGCAATATGCTCAGGGAATGCTTCAAGATCTAGACCGATCTGCATTGCCTCTGGGCCAACCATGCCTGCAAACTGTACAAACTGTGCAATCTTACTTACCTCATCCATGTCCTGCTGTTGTGCAAGTGGTGAAACAACTTTGATCTCTACAAGCTGACCACCTACTTTGATAGGTGAAACTTTCTTAGCACGCTCAAGAATATAGTAAGCTCGTTTAATTAACTTATTAATAAACTCAATCTGTAATCTACCGAATGAAGAACCGATGTCTGACATTAACTCTTGTTGTCTAATGCTGATCTCAGTTGCTGACTTAGTAGGGCCTGTTACTGCGCCTAGTTGATCGTGATATAAGGCTTTACGAATAGAGTCTCTTAAATCACCAAGGATTAACTCTGATACGTTGAAGTTACCACCTGATACTAACGGCTGTAATGATCCTTGCTGACCTACTGGCACAATTGCACCTGGTGCTACACTGATAGTCCATGGGTTTAATACGCCATCGTCCACTGCTGTATATACACCTGCAATTTCTTTCTCAGCATTCTTCAGTACAAACTTAA